TAAATTGAACATATTGATAATTGAGAAGTTAAGGTTTTTTATCATTGTTCCATAATCAATATAGATATTTCTTGTTTCTTCGTCATTTTTACTTGTAAATAAATCAATCATGTGTTGATATGAACCAAATCTCCGACGAACTGGACTATCAACGGTTGTTAATATTAAACCAGCTTCATATAATATATGGAGAAAATAGAGACAGGTTCTAAAATCAATTTTTTCACTATTATTTACCATATTATATACTGGTGAGTATTTCACTCCATCAGCAATTAAACTTAAGTGGTGTAAACTAACTTGTTTGAAAAGAAATATACCTGCTTGCTCTCTTAATGTTAGTAATGATTTAATTTCAAAATCATGTGGTACTACCACAAATTCGCATATTAGATAGTTCTCGAATATACGGATTTCACCCTCCATACCAGAATCAGGATCAATCACAATAGGATCTTTTTCAGTGATAGCTGATTGTGATGTGTGGTAAATTCCCCCAGTTGTTTTCGTGTTCGAGCGACGCATAGAAGCCTCCGTCTTCATCGGAGTAAGTATAGAAGTAAGCATATCCTTCAGTCGTTTCATTTAAAAACTCCTCTGTAAATTTGTTAATATCTTTTTGCTGTAATTTATTTACTTCTTTATCAAATAAATCCCGCCACTCTGGATTCATCAAAACATCGCCTTCTCGCTCTATTCCTTCTCGTTCACAAAATTTTTTGAGGCGATCAAAATAGCTTTTTCCTAACTCTGGATATTTATAAGTATCAATGATAGGAGTCCCATTTCTTAATTCTGATGAAACCGTTTCAACAAACATTTTTCTATCTCTATGAATGGAAATAGGAGTTTGTTCAATAGAATCTTTAAAAATGGTTTCTGCATGATCATCTCTGGATATGAATTTCTTTACATCATCAAGTGTTTCAATTTTCTTTGGCCAGCAAACAATGAACGACGAACTGCTTGAATTTGTTACAAAATCAAGTTTTATTTTCATATTAGACTCCGAGTGGACATTGGTGGGGATTACTATTTAAGGATTTTCTAAAACATCTAAAAACTGTTGAACGCTCCCAAACATTTTTGATAGATTTTACTATAGGGACACTAAACTTACTTCTATCAGCAAAGCTGCATGGCATCATATGCATATTAGGAGTAATATAAGCTGACATTCTAGCAGCTTCACACGTGCTCATAGTCATCTCTTCATAAGCGCTTAATTTTTTGTTTTTAGTCACATGATTTACTAGACATGAATCCATGCCAATCTTAAATGTAGTTTTAGGTTTGAATATAAGACTGACAAAAACCTTCATTTGATATGAGTTAGGGACCAACTCTTTTAATTGTTCTCCTGCACCGCATGGTTTAAATAGGAGAAATATTACTCCATTTAATTTCTCAATATCAATTAGTCCCTTCCAAGGATTGTAGCCATGAAGTATTGCAATACATTTCTCAAAGGTATGTGCACCAAAGATAAGATGAATATTTGTTTTGATTCCTGCTTCCATAAATTTATTTAGAGATTCATATGTAAACTTTTTATCATAGTCGCTAACTGCAACCGCACCACACGTTCTAGATATTTCCACCTCTTCATCTGTTAAATCAATTCCACTTGTAGTATAATTTGGAACTACTCCGTTATCTCTGGCGTAGTCAACAATTTCTTTGAAATTTTCATGCTTATTGGGATCACCTCTACCACCCAATGCTACTTGATTAGTGTGATGTTTAACTTGATCAATGATTCTCTTAAAATTTTCAAGTTTCATATTTGGTTCACTTGTTCGTCCTTGATAACAAAAAGGACATTTATTTTTGCAATGACCCATGATTCCAATATCCAGTAAACTAGGCAAATCTAACCAGAATGGATCATTCTTTCCATTAACTCCTTGTAAAATTTCAACACCAGTATTAGTGTTGAACATTAATTCATACTTACCATTAGTAAAGTATTTGTTAATTTTCATCTTTGCTAAAAAGACTCTTAAAGAAGTTTGAAACCTTTAGGAATCCATCATGAAAATAAACAATTCTTTGGCCAAACAATATAATGACTAAAATAGCTATAAGAACCTTATGCATTACTAATAAACTAATCAAAAGAGAAGCACCAACAACTGAAGCTTTGATTGTTTCTGAGAACGAATCCCATTTCTTATTCAGACTCCTGATAATTTCCACCATTCGTTTCCTCCTTAGAGTTTTTCAAGTTCTCCTGATGTTCCTTCATCCTTTGTAATGCTCGTTTCTTCCTTAACCTCTGCCTCCTGAGGCTCTGTGCTTTCTTCCGTCATCCCCCTTTCCTCGGTTTCTGATTCTTTGCCATCAACACCTCCTGAAAGCTTTTTTTCTAAGTTTTTAACTCCTTCTTCAAATTTCTTAACTCCTTCCTCTAATTTTTCACCTGAATTTTCTAACCCTTTTTCTAATTTAGAAAATCCTTCATTAATCTTTTGTTCCGCTTTTTTGATTCCATTCTCAATTCGTTCTGGAATGCTTTCTTCTATTCTAGCTGTTTCTTGACTATCTGATACTTTTATTTTCTTTTCCTCATCATCGTCGCCACCAAAAAATAGATAAAATATAAAAACCCAAAATACAAGTGTACCAAATTTAATTCCTGTTCCAGAGTCGCCCATTATCTTCTCCTTTCAAAAAAAAATGAAGTAATAACTTATTCTTAGTTATTTATATATATAGTTCTAGAAACTTTCATAGGTTAACTCTTAGAACAAAATATAAACTTACTGATATGTTTAGAGGAATGATGGAACTAGAAAAATATTTAGAAAAGATCCAAAAGGATGAATCTATTTTCCCGATGGATTCGTTCCCGACTAGAACAAGAAAGAGGCGTAAACAAATTTTACATGCTCCTTTTCCAAATGAAAACTTAATTGTTGTTGAGCAACGAAGAGCGATGATTGATTTAGATGGAACTATTCATAAATATTCTAAGGGTTATGCTGATGGAACACTTTATGATAATCCATTTGAAGGAGCTAAGCGAACAATTGATTGGTTAAAGAATAATGGTTATGAAATAATTATATTTACTACAAGAGCCTCAGAAGAAAACTCAAAAGTAATGGGAGGAAATCATGAAGAAGAGATTGAAAAAGTAGAAAATTATTTAAAGCATCATGATATTTATTTTGACCGTATTACTGCAGAAAAATTACCTGCTGATTTTTATGTTGATGATAAAGCAATTGTTATTAAGAATGGAGATTGGGATGCTGTATTAAAAACAATCAAAACTAGAACTAAATACAGCTAATGGAGGTTTAGAATAAAATGGCCTTAAAAAATTCGTTTGCAAATGTTCCAAACAATAGACTGAGTCGAAATTTTGGTGGAACCGTTGCGGGAGTGGCTGATCCTTACGTAACTGGGTATCACTTTATTTATTTTGCTAGATTACCGCAAGCTCTTACAACATATGTTCCTGATTTTAGTTTAGATGAAATCAGAAATTTCTTGTCAGCTGCTTGCCTATCCGTTACTCCGCCTGGTGGAACTTTAAATAAGGTAGAGTATACTGGACTTGGTGGAGTAAAGTGGGCAGTTCCAGGAAATATTGATTATGGTAACTCGGTTTCAGTAAAATTCTTGGAATTCAATGGAACACCTATTTTGAATATTATGCATGGTTGGATTAAGATGATTAGAGACTATAGAACCGGTGTATCTAATCTTGAAGAAGGTAATCAACTTGATGGATATTCAAAGAGAACATATTCTGCTATTATGTATTATTGGACTACATCTCCGGATGTTAGAGCGGTTGAATACTATGCAGCATATGATGGTGTTTTTCCAACAAAGGACCCGCAAGACTTGTTTACAAGTGACGTTGAAACTGTAGGACGATTAGATACTGAAATTGAGTTTAACTGTGATTACATCTGGCATGAGGAGTGGACAAAATCAAAATGTGAAGGTTATGCTCAGGATGTATTTGGTCTTAAAGAGAGTGTTGTTGAAGCTTATGGTTCTACTGGTGTTAATGGTGTTGGATAATTTAAAATTATAATTTATATTTTGAAATTATAATTTAAAAGCGAAATGAAAGGAGATAAACAATGTTCAAAGGATTTAATATAAAGTATCCAGAATATGAGGTAATAACACCACAAACTGGATATTCATACAATGTAAGATCTCTTAATGTTCAAGAAGAGGAGAATTTAAAAGGTAGTTTGTTGTCAGCCACAAAGATTAATGAACACTTAAATAAGTGCATCTTTGATGCAATTACTAAAAAACCAGATAAAATTGATAAATACAATACTTTTTTAAAGAGGACAACATTAAAAGATAGAGATGCACTTTTATATGGTTTGTATCATATTACCTATGAAGATATTAGAAATTATGATGTTACTTGCTCAACGTGTAATAAAGATTATCCAATTACAGTAAAAGCTTCTTCTACATTTAATATGAATCCTTATCCAGATGGTGATAATGTTCTAACGAAAGAACACCAATTTGAATTACCAATTTCGAAAGGAGTATTTGTTTCAATCAAACAACCTACATTGTTTGATGAAATGACCACACTAAAATCTGTTGGATTGGGAGCAAATACTGATATTATTACCGAAACATTAATTATTTCTAAATTCCAACACAATCCATCTGAGGGTGATACAATTATCTACTCTGATAGAGAAGATATAGTTGACGCTTATAAAAGTCTTCCTGCAAGAGATAAGAGGTTTATCTATGACCAATATCGAGAAGAGTTTGGTCAATATGGAATTTTATTAAAAATGCGATCAAGGTGTGTCCATTGTGCAGCCGAAGAAGAAATTGATATTGATTTAGTCGCCAACTTTTTTCGAATGGTGTACTCGGTATGAGACAATTAGTGATTACCGAGTAGCCTTAGAAAAAAATATTTTTACCTGTATGGAAATGAGTAGACAATCCTACAACGATGTTGTTAGCATGCCAGTTAAAAGATTTTATAATTACCTAAAATGGAAAACTGATCTAGAAGAAGAAAAGCAAAAGTTGATGGAAGAGGAGGTAAAAAGATAAATGGCCAATCTTCTAGATAGATTCAGAAAAAATACAATTGGTTCAGCTACAACAATCTTTGATTATTTACCTAGAATTACTGCTAGTGGTGATTTTAAAAGAGTTAGAGAAATAGATGTTATTATTAACTCATGGAATAATATTCTAATTACTCCAAGACGTTCATTTATTTTTGATCCAGAATTTGGTAGTGACCTACCTCTTATGGTCTTTGAACCAGTAGATGATGAAACTGTAGACCGAATTAAAACAGAGATTGTTGATAGAATAAGAGCATATGATGATCGTGCAACTATACAAAATATTGAGGTTAAATTAAAAGCTAATCGAAAAGGGTTTGTTGTTAATGTAGATGTTGAATACAAAGGGGACATTGGAACTTTAAGCGCATCATTTGATGATAGTACAGTTTTACCTCAAGGAAATCAGCAGGAGGCTGGATGAGTACACAAAAGTTTCAGAGACTCTATGGTTACATTCATGAATATCAACAATTAGTTTATGATTTTTATAGTAAAGATATTGTTGCGTTTCTTACAACATATTACCACATTGATACAGAAGATACGGTATGGGAAGACGAGAATATGTTTGCTGGATCATACGATAGAGTGGGTGAATATTCAGGTGTACAATGGAATAAAATCTTATTATTACCAGTTTATTATATTGAAGATATTTCTACTATGTTTGATGGTCAGGATATTGGTTATATTAAAGAAGGTGAAACTAATTTTGTAATTCCGAGTACATATAATTTTACTCCATTACCAAATGATAAATTAAAATTAGAACAGGAATATTTAAGACCAACAAATGATGTTTATCCAGTATATAATATTTCTGGTGTAGAAAAAAGCGTGAATACTAATAGAACATTTTGGAAATTGAAAGTAGAAGTTGAACAAAGTATTACAACAACGCAATTAGATAGTCAGGTTGCTGATACATTTGTTTTTTTCGACTATGATAAAAAGATTCATACAGTTAATGATGCTGAATTTTTATCAAGGCTACTATCAAAGAATGAAGAACTAAGAGGTATTGCTAAACAGAATCTATATGACAAAAATAGTGGTTATTATTTTTTTAATCACTCCGTCACAATCTAAGGAGTAACTAATGGCAGATTTAATTTCTAATCAAATTTACAAATCTAGAGATGAAATAAGAAATCAAATTATAACTCTACTACAAAGTTATCTAGAATTAGAAAATGTTGATCTTACGAAATCGTCGTTTCTATCTTTCCTTATTGAAATTATATCAACATTAGTTAGCAATCTTTTATTTTATCAAATATCTGTTTATCGGGAATTCTTCCTAACTACAGCCCAATTACCAAATTCAATTTTTAATTTGGCTTCTTTTCTTGGTTATACTCCAAGTGATGCTAGTGCAGCACAAGCTGACGTATTATTTACTATCCCATTTGGATTTCAAGATGCTGTTACAGAATTTACAATTCCAGAAGGTTTTCAGTTAAATGCTGAAGGTGGAGTTGTTTTTCAAACATATTATACAACTACAATTAGAGTTATTAATAATGCAACTGTTACAGTAACTCTTCAAGAAGGTAATAGAGTATATAACCTTCCTGTAGATACCGACGATGAAAATTTTTATTTCTTACTTCCATTTAGAAATTTTAGGACAGAAGAGCAAGAATTCCAAATTGATTCTGATCTCCAGTTGTATCAATTCACATCAGTTGAAGCTCCATTCGATGGTCAAATATCATCCTTAACAGTCGAAATTCAGCCTCCAAACTCCCCTTCAAGAGAATTATATACAGAAGTAAATAGTCTCTTTTTAATGGATCAATCAACTAAGGGTTATGTAGCTAGAAGAACAGATACAGGCGTTGAAATTCAATTTGGCAATGGTCTTATTGGTTATCAACCTCCAGCAGGTTCAACAGTTTATGTGACATTAAACCTTACAAACGGATCGGATGGTAATATTATTGCAGGGTCTATTAATCCATCCGCTAGAATTTATAATACCAATTTAGCAGGAATAACCCAGGTTGTACAATATTCTGTAACCAATACTTCTCCTGCAATTGGCGGAGAAGATGAAGAATCAATTGAAGAAATTCGTCGTGGTGCTATAGCAAATATTTCAGCTTTAGAGAGAATTATTACAGAAAATGATTTTATCAATACAAACCTAATTATTGATGATTCTCCAATTGGACAAAATTCCCTTCCGGTATTAAAACGCTCTGATATTAAAGTAAATGAAATTACTCTTTTCTCATTGATTATGTTTGCAGGTGAATTGGTCCCAACTAGAGATATTAAATATAGTTTTACAGATACATATGTTCCACGGCAAACTGTTTTAATTGAAGATGGAATTGAGTATTATACAGTATATGATATGGATATTGAACCATTAAATAGTGTCGCAACATACACATATGTTATGTTTGAGATTGAAGAGATACCTACTTTAGTTACGAGTTATGGTTCATCATATGATCTTTTCTCAACCAATATGACTGTTGCAAGGAGTGGAAATACAGCAACATACAAATTGTTTTATACATCATCAGAATCAAATGCAAATCTAGCGACTTGTGAAATGGAGATTGCTGCAACAGGTCAAACATTTACAATGACTAATGATTCTACTGCATTTGTATATACATTTTCAGACACGACTGTTATACCAAATGGTGAATTGTCATATTTCTTTACTATTGGTCACCCAATTGAAGGATTGTTATCACAATACTCTGTTGAGTTCATTTATAGGTTATCTTTAGATGATTTTACAATTTCAAATGTTGTTGAAGATGCAACCGCATATATTGTTTATGATATTCCTACGGTCCGTAAAGATTATTACGATAGTATCGTTGCGAAAGATTTTGAACAGCAAGTTTTACAGCAAATGCTTACAACAATGACATTTAAAGATTATAGAATGCTAACTGACTTTGTAAGTTTTAAATTCGCTAATACTACAGGCAGTCTAACAAATATGCAATTAAATGATGTTAATCTCCCTCAAGTAATTGATATTAGATCCACCCCTCCTACGTCGGGGAGTCAAGGTGATAGATATATTGTATTGAATGGTGTAGGAGCATGGCAGGGGAAAGATGACTATATTGCGTCACTTTCTGATGCAACCTCATTAACCTGGGTATTTACATTTCCAGACAGTGATGACTTTGTTTATGTAGCAAATAAAGGACAAAAATATATTTATAGTGAAACGGGTTGGGTTGTTCCTACATACAATATCCCATTACAAATCGAATTAAATGTCTTTAAAGAAGATACTTATTCTGGGTCTATTGGCGATTTAACTCAAGCCGTAAGAGAAGCTTTAGTAGACGCATTTCAAAATAGATTTGGTATTGGTGTTAGCTTATATAGATCAGAAATTATTGATGTAGTCCAAGAGGTTGATGGTGTTGAGCATTGTGTACTATTAAAACCTCAATCTAGTATTTTCTTCAATTTTGATATTCATGAATTCACCCAAGAACAATTACTTTCGTATGCGCCGGAATATATTTATTTTACTGAAGGTGATATTAAGGTAAGGATTTTATAATGGATATAATTCTTAATAAGGCAAATATAAATATTTCTCGTTTAAAAAGTTATATTACGAGGTTAGCGGCCAAAGAATTATCAAACTTAACACAACCTTGTTATTATCCAAAGACAAAAATGTTTTATTTTGAATTATTGAATATACTTGGTTTGAAAGATAAAGAAATAAAAGATTTTATAAAAAGAACCTTAAAAGGGACAAAAGCAGAAAAATGGAAAAGCGCCTTATGGAAGGATCCAGCCACACATATTTTACTTTTGGTAATGCATATCTTTTTACAACGAAGAGAAAAATCTGCATTTGAAACCACACTATTATATTTCTTAATTGTTCATTATTCCAGATTAATGTTTAAACAAATTCAGTATTGTGATGAGAATGCGTTTAGATATACATTAGAAAATCTAACCAGAACACACTTATTTTTTAGAGAAGGATCGATACCTAATAGTCTATATTATTTATCCAGAGCAATGAGAAAAACGTTTATTGATGATATAAAGAAATGGGAAACAGAGGGATTAATTAATTTTATTGTTGTTGCAAGAAGTAGGATATCACAAAGCGTAAAAAGTTTTGCTGAACATTATTATAGAAATAAACATGCAGGCGCAGCAATACGAACACAAATGGACGATCCATCTGACGAAGAAAATAAATATCAATATCAAGTTCAACAAAGGGGTCAGAAAATTGTTGATTTGATTGTCAAGAAATTAACAGTATATAAAGTTCTGGATAGAAAAGCTTTTGAAGAGGCAAGAAGACTTAGTAAAGTTAAAATGTCTATAGCTACCGTCCTTACAAAGAATCTAACTGATGATCAACATACTAATAATATAAAGATTGTTGTTCAGTTATTTATAAAGGATGTTACTGATACAAAAATGATTTGTGGTAGTTTATATTATGATTATATTAAGAAACTTATGTCAGTGAAAAGGACCAAAAGTCAAGTTTATTTTAAATCACAAATTAATATCTTATTGCGTGAAATTTTAGAAAGCGCAAAATATCTTGAAGAATATGAAAAATATACAACGCAAACACAATTTACAATTAACACTTTCCTTGCATATTATATAACATTAGTTGTAAGAAATTCAATTTGTTAGGCAGGGGTTAGAACTCCAGGAGCTACTCGTTGTGTTCTTGTTCTGAGATCACTAGATACTTGAGCATTCGCTGCATTTACCCTTTCTTGTTCTGCTTGAGCTGCAACTTCTGCTTGTGTTGGAGCTGTATCTGCTGTTGTTGCTACAATTTCTGGATTAACTGCTTCATCGGTTATAACTCTTCCACCCTCACCGTATTGTGAACTAAAATTAAAAACTCCTCTTTTTTGACCTAATAAACTATCAATATATTTCTCTAATGTTGGTCTTGTTTTTCCTATATTCCCTCTACCAGCAAGAATGGTACTAAATAGACTTCCAAAATCAATTCTTACATCAACCATTCCTAATTGTTGTGTATAACCAATTTGTTGTTGATCACCACCTTTGATTACTGTGATATTTGAAATAAATGCTGGATCTAAATCAAAGATTCCAGGTGAATAGATTCTATGAATAAATGGCCAACTATATGTAGCACCATCTTCTGACAATGGAATTCCTAATAACATTAAAGCTGCGATTGGTCCTGCAATATATTTCCTTGTTGATTCAACATTTGATGGATTTGGATTATAAAGACGAATCGTCATCGTATATGATGGTTGGAATCCGCTAGTTTTCCAAACCATTGGAAAATCTATTCTAGAACCTGCTAATAGTCTATTTACTAATGCTCCAGCTCCACCAATAGTTCCACCAAGGGGTAATGCTTGAATAAAGTTACTAAATCTCCCACCTACATTTTCTAAAACATCTCCAGCACCTTCTCCAAGAAGAGCTCTTGTTGCTCCTGTTACAACATCAGTAGCTCTTCGACCCCCGAACATTTGACTAATTGATGCTGCTCCTTCTGATGCTACATCAGTAAACTTTTGAAGGAAATTTTCACCATATTCATTTGTAAATGAATCTGTAGGAAAGCTATCGGCAAGATATGCTATTTCAAGAAATCCTCTGTGGACTTCATCTGATAAAGTAAATCCATGTTCTTGTAATATTGGATGATATGCTAATCCACCTCCAACATCACCTTCCTTAAATGCTCGAACTCTTTGAAATAGATCCAGTCCTCTCTGAAATGATGGTATACCAGGATAAATTCTAGCAATTGGCATAGAATTCCTCATTACAGTATTCGTTCTACCCTGTGTTCCTTTAGAATCACCGTTTGGAAGACTGGGCGGCATCCCTAAAACGAAGTCAATATTTGTGGCCATTATCTTACCTCCAACTTAATCTAAGTCTCCTCTTAATACAGTACCAGCATAATCTCCAAAATAATCTTTTTGATTCATTCCCGTATTTACGGTTCTTTGAACATTGTTAATTGAATTATTTACTAACATAGAAGTTTGTTGAATATTTTGTCCAAGATATTCTGCAGCTCCTTTATATGCTTTACCTGTCTTTTCAGCCATTTCTTCAAATGCTTTTCTTCGTGCTTCAAATTCTGCTTTTGCTCCAGCAGTTGCTTGACCAGCTAATTCTTTTGTTGTAGTTAAAGATCCACCAGTTTTTTCATCAATTTTTCGGTATGTTCGTTTTCCAAAGTATTCAGCACCAGCTTCTAAATTCGGAAAGAATTTGGGTGCATTCTTTTGTAAATATGCATGGAATGATTTCTCTCTAAGTGTTCCATATCTCTCTGCATCCATACCTATTGCTTTGCCTTTATAACCGCCTGCTTGAAGCCATTTCTCTCTTAACATTGCTATATTTGATGGAGCGTATTTTGAGTAATCATCCATATGATCTAAAATATATTGACGTTGTGCTTCATCAATTGCAAGCATATGGCGTCTGCCCCAAAATCCAACATCTTCCCGTCGTTCTTTACCAAATTTTCCCATGTGTGTTAATACTTTTATTCCCTTACCAGCTTCAAAACCTTTCAAACCTCCATCTTGAACATCTTTCTTTAATTTGCTTATTCCAACATCAACGTTTGCCATCTGTTTTTTAGCTTTTTCATCCCACTTATCTAATACCCCTTGAAACTTTTCAGAAATCCCAACAGCTTTATCAATAAATTTACCAACTTCCCAGCCAACTTTAAAAGATCCAGCTAATAATGCTGCCTTTCCAATAAGTGGCCCTAGAACTTTTGTTATGGTTGAAACGGCTGACCCAACACTTTTAATCGCTGTTGGAACTCCTTTTAATATAGGTCCTAATTTTGATACAGATGTTGCGACGGTTGACCCAATTCCCTTAATTGCTGATGGAATCCCTTTTATTAATTCTGGTATTCCTTTTATTGCACTAAGTATTGGTCCTGTAATTTTTCCAGCGAATTTTGGAATTTGTTTTATCCACACTGTACTAAAGACTGTACCAAATGCTTTTGATAGTCCTGTAATTAAACCTTTGGGGAATAGTTTTTTAAAAGCACCAAGCAAGCCTCCTTTTACGCCAGAAGAAATTGTTGGTTTAAAAAACTTTTTAATCATTCCGCCTGCGCCACCAAATCCAATTAAACTAAGTAACCCACCAAGACCACCTTTTAGCGCTCCAAAAATATTTCCTAAGAACCCTTTCCCTGCATTAAATATTCCACTGATGAAACTAAAAACTGTTCTTCGTCGTTCGCGTTCATCCATTCGTTTTGTGATTTTATATTCGTCTTCTGTTAAATCAATTATGTCTTTTGTTGCGCCAAATAATTTCTTTTGTTGTTTATTGCTTTCTTTTAATAATTTTGGAACTGGACCAACATCATAAACAGGAATTGGTTCAGGTTTCCTTTTCCCCATACCTAATTTCTTTAATTCTTTGCCTGGTAATGCCTCTAATTTTCCACCCGCACCATAAATTCCTTTTATCTCGGCACGGCGTGGTAAGTAATCGAGCAAATTTGTAATTTTTTGTTTTAGACCTTCAACAATGGTCCATGGTTTTGTTAATGTTTCACCAGCGCCAAGTCCTCGTGCCCAAGCTTCGGCAAAATCCTCTTTAAGTAATTTTGCAAAAACTCCTTCGATAACAGCTGGTGTGTATTTAATGAGATTCTTTCCTAATGAATTTGCCAAACCAATTAATGAGAAAAATCCTCTACCCACACCTTCAAGCGGCGGATATTTTTTACCTGTTATCGCTGACGACATATCTCTGGTTGCTTCTGCTGTAGCTCTTGTAAATTTTGCGATATTATCTAATCGCCACATCCCTTCAGCATAGACAAGTCCAATATTTTCTGCTGCAGCTTTCATTGGATTTCTGTCAGTTGAAAGCTGTGCTGCATATCCACCTCTAGTTTTAACAATTTGATAGACTAATTTTCCGGGAAAACCTAAGACATGTGTTAGAGTTCTAATACCAAAAACAATATTTCTAAATACTGGATGATCAATTAACATTCTTTGAAATACTTGAGACCATCTCCCAACCATACCACCCAGAGCGTCCTGCACGGTTAATACGGCTCTTAAAATCCTTTGCAAAGCTGGTTGTGTATACTGTTGTTCAGCCTCTTTAAGAGCTCTAAAAAAGCTTTTAAAGAAACCAACTTTTTCGCGCTTTTTTTCATCTGCTACAAATGTACTCATTTTAGAAAGGCTTTTCATTTGATATCTAGTGGTTGTTTTTGCTAATTGTTCTGTAGTACTAATTGACTGATCTATCTTTTCTAATACTTTTTCAATTGGTACTACAACTTCTGCTGGGTGAAGTCTAGCAACTCCGCCTTTTTCAACATAACCACCCTTTTGCATTTTTGGAATTTCTTCTTTTGCTTTTGATTGTAGTGATTTTTCGCCAGGTTCTTTTCTTTTCTTTTTGAATATTGTGCTGAACCCTTCTTTAAACCTACTTGTAACACTCCCTAAAGCTTCCGCAATAGATGTTTTCATTCGTTCTTTCGCTTTTTGATAAACATCTGTTTCCATAAATTTCGCAGCGAAATAACCAAATAAAGGAGTGGATCTAGCAAGTGCCATTGCAACAACATTTCGTTTGTTTACATTAATATCCTCACTGATTGCTTTCCCATAACTGCTTATTAATTCGCCACTTGCTTTCGCCGTATTAGCGGCAACTTTAGAAAATCCTTGACCAACACTTCCAACCGTCTTATTCAGACTAGAAAGAACTTTGATCATAGAATTTTGAACTTCTTGAATTCCTTCCATTTCCCCAGTATCTCTGCGAGTTTCAGTTATCTTCTCTTGAGTTTTCTTTTGCATTTCAGAAATCGTTTTATTAACATTACTTATTTCAGCTACTCGATCATGAGTATCAGCCTTTTCTGTAATGCTACCAGGGATATCAGTATCATCTCTATCGGGCATATTTACTTCCCCTTATGTTATAGCTTTGAAGAGCTTTTTGATTGCTGGATGCGTTGGTTTCATCTCAGATAATACGCAGGCAACTTCTGACATTGACATTAATTCTTGTATTGGGAATGTATATGTATTTTTCTCTCCAAATGCTACCTCATATCCTCTATTTAAAGATCTAAATACCATAACAAAGTTCCTAGCACTTTTGACTAAAGCATCAGGACTTACAAGAAACAATTTTAAGGCTACAATATATTTTACCAACCTCTCATTAAATTCTTTTTCGTCTAATTTTGTCTTATCACTAAATGTCTTTTTTATGAAAGCAAAGTAATTATTTAATTTGCTATTTGCATACATTGGTCCTTTTGTTTCAAATTTTGAAATAAACTTTAGAAAATCTGCAATATCATTACTCTTTACATTTTCTAGTTCAAAAAAATCTGTTAATACTGCCTCATAATAATCATGCAATTCTCGATAAAAAATTCTTAAAAATTTTGTTAAACTTCTACCGGCTACCAAATGCATACATTCATGCATAGTTGTTGCTGCCAATTCATCATTTGCTGCGGTTCCAAAAATTGACATACTATTATCAATTAAAACAATTACTTTTTTGGTTGGAATATGATAGAAAGCTAGTGTGTATTTGTTTTCTCTATTCCCGGATAATTTTTTTGTTATAAATTTTAAGACACCTTTTGTTTGAAAGCAGGGCATTAAGAACTTTTTTTGTACTAAATTTTCAACCTGCGGATATACAGGTTTTCCTCTAGAGGATTTTTTGAAGGCCAATAAAAATTTCTCTTTTAATTTGTCGGATGAGTAAAATTTTTGTCCTTGAATTTCTATTTCTTCCTCTAGTCCAATAGGTGGTGCAAACAGTTCTTGCATAATTTTACCCCTTAAAAAATGAAAGTGTATCTACAAATCCATTCATTTCATCATAATTTTCTTTAACATGCTTCATAATTGATGAATCTCTAAATTTGGTGTCTCGACCCTCAAGATTCATACCGATTACATCATTAACTTCAGATGAAATATTTGCATATTTTCGTGAATTTAATAATAATGGTGGATCATATTTTCTAACGTAAAAACATATTGCAGCAGATAGTGCTAAGTCATCTCTACAACCTGAATCAGCTTCTACTTTTCCATTTGATTTTGTTATTAGACCAGTTAATTCTAAAGCTAATCTTTCGGATTTAACTGATTCAGGATACTGCGTCATATAAGAATAAAGTGCATCAATCATTAATGGTCTCGTTTTTGAGTTTGTAGAAAGACCCGGAACGAATGTATTAACTCCTCGTTTTTCTTTATATAATAGGTGACCAAATTCACCAGAATTTAAATCCTCAACCACTTGATTACCATATGAGTTTGACTCAACAACAATAACACCTGGATATTGATTAGCAGCAACTTTTACAATTTTCACAAAATCTAATACCTTACATTTTCCTTGATATTCCCATACTTGTTCGAGCGTTTCAAAATCCCATACAGTAATTGCAGATTTATCATTTCCATGCTCTGGTGCAGTATCAACTCCTACCAGATAAGTTCGACCGGGTATTGCATTACTAAATTTCCAAATCTCACCATTAAATAATTTAAGTTTCTCAATTGGTTTTACACAAGCATTTTGGAATCTCTCAACAGTTTCTGATTCAAAGAATGATCCCTCTGTTGGTAGGAATTTTAATTCAAGCTCCTGAGCAATACGTCTTGGATCGTTATCAAATAGTTCACATTGAGTTTTATACCAAGTTGGATCATTTGCCAACTCAGGAATCATTTTCCAATGAATAACAAATGGAACAAAAATATCGTCTTTTGAAATAGCTTTCATATATCGTTCAAAATACCACTGACCAATTCCAACAGTTTTATTTGGTGTTGAAAGAACTATTGTTCCATAAGGGATATTTGCTTTCCTTGCTTGCATCTGATTGGTAGAAAGAGCAGGAACCATTGATGTCCAAGCATCACTAATATGCCCTACGAATGCTGCCTCATCAATTACTAAAAATGTAATTGCTTTACCTCGAAGAGTTTTATCAGGAGCATTCGGGTTAACCGGTGATGCATAGACTTTACTACCATTTGTCAAGATAAATGAACGCTCAGTTCTTTTTGCAAACCCACGTCCTAATAAACCACCAAGTGGTTTCATCCAGTCAGGAAGTTTTTCGACCATACCACGAATAACGCGAGCAAAATCTGTGGCTTCTGCGCCATCCTTTGAGATAATTCCTATAACAACATTATTATAAAACGTCGCTAACCAGGCAGCATATGCTTGGATAATTGTTGAAATTCCAATTTGTCGGCTCTTTAATACTAAAACATATTTCCTTAATTCTACTAAATCAACTAGTTCTATTTGTTTTCCATAAGGTTGCAATAAAACATCTTTTCCAGGTAACTCAATATATACATAATTTGTACAAAAATATTCAAAACTAGAACGACATCGTAGGAACTCAACAAGATATTTATCCGCTAAATGTTTTAAGCTTTCTGGTTTTTTCATAAATCATCCCTTATTATTTTGTTCTAACTAATTTAACTGACTGTTCGATTTGTTCTGATCAAATACATAGTAGCTGCTGATTCCCAATCTTTCGCTTTAGTAAATGATATTTCGGTTCCTCTAATAATATATTTTCCAACAACTGGCGCAGAAGGTTCAATTTTTGATAGAACTTTTACCCCTTCTCCAACTCTCATTAAATTAAACATCTTAAATGATTGTTCTATAGTAATTTTCATATCTGTAAGTGCAGCAACATTAGTTGAGTAATTTGCATTAATATGTGTTTGAGTTAAATCATACCCAGTATGATCTTTATATATTTTCGTTCTTGAAGTTCCAAGAGCTCTGTTATCATAGAATATTTGATCATTTTTTGCTATGATACCATAATCTTTAGAAAAACTTTCAAGGTCAATATCTATAGTATAAGATAATCTATCCCTTGGTTTAACAATATGTTTCATATTTGGTGCAAGAGTTGAAAATATTGCATTACCTCTATATTTTGTATCTATTGGATTAACAGTATAAAATTCGTCATCTATAGACCTATCAATTTCACCTCTATTATCTGAATCTAATGCAAATTGCCAAATACTAAACCGATTTGAATTTCTAATCCTAGCTGACATATTTTTTATATTTACAGTATTGTCATATAAACAGTAAATAGCTGGAGCACCATTGTATATTCCCCAAGTTCTATTGATATATTTAATACATTGATAAAGAGTAGAAGGTGGGATTAAAATTTGGTCTATAATTTCTGTATTTCTTTCGCTAGGATCAAATAATAAAGTTCCCCCAGCATTAGAAACTAATGTTCTAATAGCATTCTCAACTGTTGTAGCTTGAAACACCTCATTTACCATGGTAGTCATAGTTTGATATGCTTGCCTTGAAACTGCTGTGATTGTAATTGGTTGGCGATCATTTTGTGTTGTTTCAGGTCTTTGGACTAACATTACCATAGGGTGTTCCGAATCTATATACATCAACTCAAAATCAATTGTTTCTATTGCAACGCGAGGGTTCACCTCTCCATACAATTTAGCAGTTAGAGTGATGGGTGTTTGTCCATAAATTTTTTCTAAAATAATATCGTTTGGGTCTAAAAATAATTCTAATATGAATGTCTGATATGGAACATCAACTGAAGTCATAACAGTTAATTTATATAAATCATTTGTAATATCAAAAGTCCCGATCTTTAAGGTAAATTCGTGTGTTCTGTCTGGAGTCCAATATCGACTAAGTTCAGCTGATTGAGCCATAACT